GCGTGGATCTTCCGACGACGGAAACATCGCTGCTGTATACGACGAAGGTGAAGATAAGTTCGCTTTCTACAAAACTTCAGCTGGTGCTACTTCTACTGACATCAGTGGAGACGACGGAAGTGCTTCTTTGATCGACGTTAAAGCTAACGACGTTGTTCTTGGAGACGGAAACAATCTTGGTGCTTTGGCAGACTTTACAGCTGCAATGGCGTAAGACTTATAAAATAATAGCTAATACAAATGAGTGCGAAAAAGAAGAAGGATACATTAGTACCTATTAATTTTCGTCTCACTAGCTCACAAAAGAGGGAGGTCGCTGGCATCGCATCAGATTTGGGTGTCAGCACCTCAGCTCTTTTACATTCGTGGATTACTAGAATCTTAAACAATATGAACGGATTCGGTGATCACGACCAGCTACTGAGAGATAAATAATAACAATAACGTATATATGAAGTCATTCAAAGAACTTGGGAAGATGCACGGACAAACAGCTGATCTGTTAACGGACGCTGTGAAGTTTATGAAGGCTACTGAAGAATACAACCCGGCATTGATTAACTGTGTGATTAAGTTCCTTAAAGATAATCGTGTTGAGTGTATGTCTGAAGAAGGTACTCCTCTGCATGATTTTAAATCGGAAGCTTTGCCTTTCTTAGAGGAACCAGAAGTACAACAGCAGATTCGCAAGTAATAATAACTTTTGTTTCATATACACCAATAAGGAGTCGTCACTGCATTAGTCGGGGACGGCTCTTTTACTTTACATACCGATGAAGAAGAGAACACCTATAAAACCACAGGAGATACCACCACAGCTACGGAACTTTAAGAACTTTCTATTTATTATATGGAAGCATCTTAACCTTCCTGATCCTACACCCTTACAGTACGACCTTGCTGACTATATGCAACACGGCCCTAAGAGGTCTGTTATCATGGCGTTTCGTGGTGTAGGTAAGAGTTGGATCTGTTCTGCCTATGTAGTACATCAGTTACTGCTAGATCCTGCTTTAAACATACTTGTAGTATCTGCCAGTAAGAACAGAGCGGATGACTTCTCCACCTTTACTTTAAAGATCATACATGACATACCTATCTTACAAGGACTTATACCTACTGAGAACCAACGCTTCTCTAAGATAGCTTTTGATGTAGGCCCTGCTCCTGCTGCTCACGCTCCCTCTGTTAAATCACTGGGTATATCATCACAGCTTACCGGTTCTCGTGCTGACATCATCGTAGCAGACGACATAGAAGTACCTAACAACTCTGCTACACAAGGTATGCGGGACAAGCTAGATGAACAAGTAAAAGAGTTTGAAGCTATTATAAAGCCACTGGACAGCTCTAGGATCCTCTTTCTAGGTACACCGCAGTGTGAGGACTCTATCTATAACAAACTGCGTGACAGAGGCTACAACGCTCGTATATGGCCTTCTGAGTATCCACAGATGTCTACACTCGTTAATCACTACGGAGACGACCTAGCACCCTTTATAAGCGATAACACCACAGAAGACACAGAAGGTACAACTACAGAGCCTCTAAGGTTCTCTGACCTTGACCTAGAAGAACGAAAGATGTCGTACGGTAGGACAGGGTATGCTTTACAGTTCATGCTTAACCCTAGGTTATCTGATGCTGACCGCTACCCCTTAAAGATTAACGACCTTATTGTTATGGATGTAGATACAGATGTAGCCCCTGAGAAGGTGATGTGGACATCTGATCCTACTTTTGCTGATAGAGACCTACCTAATGTAGGATTACGCTCTGACCGCTACCACAGACCCCTTAAAACAATAGGAGATATGATACCTTATACTGGTTCTGTCCTATCTATTGACCCTAGCGGTAGAGGTAAAGATGAAACAGGGTACGCTGTAGTAAAGATGTTAAACGGTACACTGTATGTTCCAGATGCCGGAGGCTTAAAAGGAGGCTACGATACTCAAACCTTACAACAATTAGTAGGCATAGCTAAACATAACAAAGTTAATCAAGTTGTTATAGAGTCTAACTTTGGTGATGGTATGTTCATGGAACTTATTAAACCTCTGTTTCGTACTACTTACCCTTGTACTATAGAAGAAGTAAGACATAACAAACAGAAGGAGCTTAGAATCGTAGATGTTCTTGAACCTGTTATGAATGCTCACAGACTTGTGTTTGATCCTTCTGTTGTAACTTTAGACTTTAAATCTGCACAAGCTTATCCAATAGAGTCACAGTCGAGGTATATGCTCTTTTACCAGTTATCAAGGATAACAAGAGAAAAGAACAGCCTTACCCATGATGACCGATTAGATGCTTTGTCTATAGCTGTAGCTTATTGGGTACAACAGATGGCAGCAGATGTTAATCAAAACATGGTAGACCGTAAGCAGGAGCTACTACAACAAGAGTTAGATACCTTTACTGATAGCTTTCACAAAAGAAGCTTTAGCGGTAAAACAGCTTACCTCTGGTCTTAGTATAACAAATCTTTACAGGTGCTGTTGTAGTTAGTGTAAGTATGTAAAAGCTTTATAGCTACTTTATTGTTACATCTATATCTATAGATACACCTATCCTTAAACCTTTGTTAGTATTACTTTTGTTAGAAGTAGCAATAGCTTCCGTTAAAACAGGTTTTGAAGCGAATCGCTGTAGAAACCTCAATAGAGTAAGTAGGAGCAGTAACAGCTATACTGTACTCTTACTACAGCTTTACTTTGTTTTACTTATTACTTACTTACGGTTTAACGTTATGTTAACATACTTTATAACGACTATCTAAATATCATTAGTTTAATGAAAAATCACCGAAGGAAACCTGTCAACTATAAAAGTTAAAACCCTTGTAAGATAGAGGGCTGTAGCGTTGTCTCAACTTTGTCTCAATAAGATTATAACAAAAGGGTTTACAAGTAGTAACAATCTGTGATAGCGTGTCCTCACTATGAATCACAACGATCAAACTGATGCTTTACAATTCGAACTTAATAGCTTGTTAGTCAAGTTCCAGCAGGAGTTTGATTTAAATTCACAGACGATTATAGGATGCTTGGAGATAGCTAAACTAGACCTTATAACAGACTTTGGGGTAGAGTTTATACCTGATGAAGAACCGCCGGAAACAGGCAGCGACGACATCTATCCCACATTCTAACTACGAATTTCGCCACCTTAGCTCAGTTGGTAGAGCACTCGCCTTGTAAGCGAACGGTCGTCAGTTCGAATCTGACAGGTGGCTCCAGTAGTACTTATAAGCTTGTTATATAAAGCAGATAGGGCCCGATCAAAATAGGTTGAAAAAATGTGAACGGCTTACGCTATATACGCGGGCAGATTTTACCCCATAGCCTACCTAAGTTTTTTCTCTGTGGGGGTGGGTATTGATTACATTTGTTATTGAATAAGTTAATGCCAGTCCGAGCCGTGTCATAAGTCGTTTATAATCAGCATATCTAATTAGACATAATACATATTGTGCGATACTACACGAGTAAAGCAAACTATCATCGCTTATTGCAAGTAGGTTGCATTAACATGGTTAGGATCGTATCGATATATCTTGATTTGTTTACCTCTTTGTTTACTCATTTGTGTTTTTCAATGTCTTTGCTCCAAATCGCTTTAATCAATCTATATCTAGTTTTTATTAATACTATCTTATGTTGATATGCAATGACTTACGAAACACCTGTTGACATATATAGTAAATTATACATAACTTGTGACATCACATTTATTAACAATAACAATATGAGAAAAGAAATTGAAACAATCGAGGAAACTATAAAGAACGGAGAGCGTGTCTACTGGGTACATACTGGGTATGAGGTCAAAGCAACTACAGGATTTACTGATTTTAATATCATATGGCACGGGGGACGTCATGATTCCTCCTGCATTGGCTTATCTAACAGAAGCAAAACAAGCTTGAATGGCAGACTCGATGGATTCTTTACAATTGACTCGACCGGTAAAGAAAACTTTTTATTCAGTAATTAATCACACACACACACACACACTATGAGAACAACAATAGACCAAAGAACATTCATTCAATCGTTCAC